GGATACTTCGGCGGTGTTGGGGCGCTCGATGCGCCAGAGGCGCTCTGAGAGGATTCTGAGAGCCTCTGAGCGATCGGTGTCATGTCCGCCCAGCGTTCCGGATGGACCTCGACATGGATCCAGTCGTTTCCCGCGCCTGGACTCTTGTTGACCCAGCCTCGACCTGCTTCCCAGTAGCGGGTTCGCTGGTATTGGTGGATCCGTTGGATCCCAAGCTCGGCGGAATGCTCGATCAGCCAGGGCAGGATCTCCGCTTCCAGCTTCTCGATGCTGGGGCCGCTGTGTCGGGGCCCGTAGCCCGCGTCGAGCGCTGCCCCGAATGCATGAGAGCTCCATGCGGTTCCGCCTCGAATCGGACGGACTGCGTAGATCCCAAGATTCTTCAGGCCCCAGCGGGCGCGAAGTTCGGCGGCGATGAGAAGCAGGTTCGGCGACGCGGCGGTGAATGGTGCGCCAGGTGTCCGTCCTCGGTTCCAAGAGGTGAACGAGGACGCGACGGTCATGCGAGCTCCGCGAACGAGGTCAGGATCGTGACGCTGTGCGTCCCAGATCCGACGACGCACCAAAGCTCCTCGTTCGGCGGGATCTCGATCGTGAAGTTCGTGTTATTCGAGATGATGAGCCCGTTCGCGGTGGTGACATCCGCGCCGCCGATGTACATATCGTTTCCGCCTGGGCGGATCACGACATTCCGAGTCTCGTTCACTGCTTTCGAGACGATCTTGACTGCGGTCGTCGTGACGCTGGTAGTAGTGGAGATCACTTCGGTTCCTTTTTCTTGATGATCGGGTCGACTGGTTTGCCGCTGATGGCGGCCATGCCGTTGCCGACCGAGTAGCCGACGATCATGGTAATTATGGGTAGCCCTTGGTCGGTTTCGATTGCGTCAACTGCCAGCAGGACGGTCATGCAGATAAGGGCAACGAGGGCGATGAGGGCTTTGGAGGGGTTGATGCTCATGCGAAAATCCACCAGATGAGGGCGGCAGTCGCCGCAATAATGACAAGGGGCAGTTTCACGGTTCGGTCGGTTCGTCGACGGGTTCGGCTGTCCTGCCAGTGGCGAGCAGTTCGGCGTATTCGTCGTCGGTCATTTCGCGAACGACGGTTTCGCCAGTGAGTGCGTCATGGATTTCGACGTTTGGTTTCATGTCATGCCTGCCTGTATCCGTAGACCTTGACCCGAAGGTTCGTGATGTTTCCCGTTCCGCTTAGGAGGAGAGTGAATCCATCGTAGGAGTTGGTCAAATTGTGCTCGATTATGCCTGTTCTATAGAAAAAGTTTGAGTCGTATCCGGCTGAGTGGACTAGACCATAGGTGCGTTCCGTCTTGAATGGTGCGTACAGGTCAATCGAAGCGGCACCAAGTCCAAGGGTGTTTCCCGAGTTGTATAACCCGGTCGTCATGCTTGTCGTTCCGGCTGAATTGAAGTCACTAACAGCCGCGGCAGTCGTGAAATAACCCGCAAGAGCGAAATAATAGTCGGCCCCTGTCGCGTCGGTTCCGCCGCTCCGCAACCTCATAAACACGGTTCGAGCCGCAGTCGCTGGCTGAAAATAATCAATGAGAATCCGATAATTATTGTATGAAGCCGAAAAACAATTATTGATGGAAAGGGTGGTAGCCGATCCACTTGCGGACGTTTCCGTGATGTATACGAGGCCGCCGTTAGTTAGGTAGGTGTTTACGTCCGAAGCCGTCAACACGTTTCCGGATGCGAAGTTGCTTTTTACTGCCATAATTAGCCCAGCCTGTTCTGATCTAAAACTCCGAAAAGCGAGTTATCGAGAATAAATGCGGAACGGTCCGCGACCATAAACTTTATGTCGATTCGGATGTCGTCCGTTGTGAACTGTACCGAACGTCCGATCGTGATGAGAGTGTCCGTGGTCTCCGACGCGGATCCTGTCGGGGTGTATTGAACGAGACACGGCTGAAGGAGGCTGGCGGACACGTCGAGGAGGTCACGATAGGCGGCGACGCTGGTTGCGCCTGTTGTCCCGTTGCCTGTCAGCGACGAGTCGGTGACTTGCAGGCTGACGGTCACGAAATCGACCTCGGCGTATGTGTTCGCCCATCGTTGGGCGACCGTTCCGGCGGCGGACGGTTGCCCAGGATCCTGACTGTTCGGTCCCGAGATTGATCCTGCCATCATCGAGGTCATCGAGATCGTTCGCGTCCCGTAGAGGCCTTGACTGGTCGTGTTTGACTGGGTGGTCGAATAGGTGGATCCGTCGAAAATGATCGGGAGGGTGGTGACCGAGCAGTCGTTCAGCAGGTCGTCCGTGTTGAACTCGCGTACCAGGTTCAGGATCGGCAGCTCTCCCGAACCTGGGTTCTGGGCGAACGTGAACTTCAAGGTCGGTGTCGTGCGAAGCGGATACAGGTCGGCGGCGTTGTAGTTGTAGGTGACAGTCGCGCCGGTCGAAATGTCGGTGGGCCATGCGAAGTTCGGTCCGGCGGGCATGACTGAGTTATTGACGAAGTCGCTCGCTCGACCGGTCGCTGACCAGTTTTTGGTTCCTAGCCCTGTCGCTGAAATGCCGATTGTCGTTCCGGACGATGTTGACGATGACGCTCCGAGCTTGGGCATCCCGACGCTGGTGATGTATGGCGCGTTCCCGTTATAGAAGCCCTGGATCCAAGAAACGACAGGACCGCCGACGCTTGTCGCTCCTGTGTTAATCGTTGTCGTCGTTGAGCCTCCGACAGTGAATGCGTCGACAGCGGAGATCCGAACATAGGAGTTCCGTCCGTCGTCAATCAGCTCATAATCGGTGATGATTCCGGCGAACGCCGTCCCGCTTCCTTGCGAGGTGCTGAACGTGATCCGGATTGCCATCGAAAACCAGTCGATCGACGAGTACGTTCCCCCGCCGCCTGGAGTCATTGCGCCGTCGTTGTTGTAGAAATCGAAAGAGGCGGTCCCGCGTCCGAACTGTCCGATCGCGCATTCTGTGGAGCAGGTCGCCCCGTAGGTCCTCGATGTCAGGTTGTACGACGACGAGTTGTTAAACAGGGTGACGGTCGGTGTCGCGATCATCGGCGGACAGCTGTGGTCGTCGGGACGGGAATGTTGCCGTTAAAACGGGCGTACCGTTGGATCGCCTTGACGACATCGTCGCCGTTGGAGCCGACGGGCATGTTGATCGTGATGCTGGTCGCGCCAAAGCCTCCACGGTTTAGCGGGATGACGGCTTCGGGGCCTGCTTCGCCGATCATCGCGATCGTCGGGCCTGTGACGATGCCGCCCTCGGCGAGTCGAGGGAGCTTCACTTTCGGGATCTCGCCGAAGTTGACGAACGGGCCCGCCGCCTTGTCGATGCCGTCGAGCGCCTTGTTCAGTGCGCCGATCGCGAAGTTCAGGCCGCCCTCGATTCCGGCGAGGATGCCGTTTATCGCGCCCTTGAACGCTCCGACGAGACCATCGAAGATTCCCGAGGCGATCATCTTGATCGCGCCGAACGCCTGCGAGAACGCGCCGACGATCCCGCCGAGGACCGTCTTGACGGTCTCCCACCATAACTTGAACGCCGCTTTGAGAAACTCGATCGTCTTGCCGAAGATGTCGAACTTCGCCTGGAGGGCAATCAGTGCGGCGACCACAGCGAGGATGACGACTGCGCCGGTGGCGACCCAGAGCGCCGAGAACGATGTCGTGAGCGCCGTGTTGAGCGCGGCGGTGACAGCCTGGATCGTGTTGTAGATCGTGAGTCCGGCGTTGATCGCCAGGACCGCGGCGGCGAGCGTTCCGATGACGATTCCGAGGGTGACGATGAGACCAGTGTTGTCGCGCACGAAGTTGCCGAGCGACTGGAGTTTCGGGAGGAGCTTGTTGACGATCGGGAGGAGAGCTGCGCCGATCGCTTCTTTGGTTTCACCGAGGGCGATGCTCATGCTCTTAAACTTGCCGGATGTCGTGTTCGCCGCCGTTGACGCTTGGCCCTTAAACTTGTTGGCAAGGTTGCCAAAAACAATGTCAGCGTCGCCGCCTTTCTCGATGACTCCGGCGAGCGCCGGATCGAGAGCTTTCAGCGATTTAAAGTTGCCGTTATACGCCTTGGACAAAGCGTCTGCTACGGAGGCGACATCCTTACCGGTTCCGGCTGAGATGTCGAGCGCAAGGCCGAGCAAGTCTTGAGCTTTGCCGACATCGCCGGTTCCGCGAACCAGCGAGTCCAGGGCAGGTCGGAGTTCGTCGTCGGAGACAGCTGCGGCGATTGACGTTTTTGAGATGAACTCTTCGACGGAACCGATCTGCTTATCGGTCGCACCGGTCACGTTCTTGATAGTCGTGGCAAGTTTCTGGGCGGCGGCATCGTCCTCGGCGAACGCTTTCACAGCGTCGAAGGCGACGTATCCGAGACCGGCGACAGCAGCGGCGGCAGGAAGAGCAGCTTTCTGAACTGCGAACGCCGCCTTTTGCCCGGTCGTCTCCAGCTTCTGAAAGTCGGCCATCGCCTTATTCAGTCCGGACGGATTCCATTCGGAGACAATCGGAAGGGAGATAGCCATTAGCGAGTCACGATCTTTCCGGTGGTTGCGTCGGCGACCTTGTTGACGACATCGGCGAGGCGGCGCATCGTCGGGTCGACGTTCCGTTCACCGGCGAACCAGATGAAACGGGACGGGCCTCGACCGAGCTTGGAGGTCAGGTCGTCGACGAAGTTCGGACGGGCCAGTTTCTGATTCCGGTTCCGTGTCTGGTTCGGGCCGCGTCCAGCCATGTCGGTGATCGCGAGCGCTGCCGTTTTTGTCATGACTTTGACGACACCGACCGACTCCCACTGTGCGCCTTGCTGAAGGTTTCGGCGGCGAGCTTTGCGGGTGTCGATTTTGGCGACGACACCTTTCTGCTGACTCGTCTTTGTCCACGAGGTGCGCCCGTTGTGCTTCATCCCTTGGAGCGGAGCGGACGAAGGGATCGAGTCCTGGATCGCGGGGATCATCGTCTCGCGGACGATGCCGAGCATCTCTTGAGAGATCGCTTTACGGAGAGCAGGCGACACTTTCTGAAGCTCACGAAGCGCTTCCTTAAGCCCGTAATACTCGACGGCGATCGTCACGGTCATGCCTGTCCTCCTTTCCTGTCTCTGTTGATCGCCTCGATCACTGTCGCCAGATCATCGAGATCGAATGGGATGTCGGGAGGCCAGAAGCCAGTCGCGGCGCATACTTCCGCGAGCTGTCGTCTCAGGCCTCCTCGGTAGGGTTTGCGCCGTCGGCCTCCACGACCTCCAGCGTCACCAGTCGCTTGATGAAGTCGTCGAACATGGCGGGGACTGTGATGCCCTGCTGTTTCGTCGCTTCGTACGCCATGAAGGCGAGGTCCTCCATGCCGATCCCGCCGGAGGCCAGATCGGAAGCTTTGCGCTTAAACTTTCGCTCCCAAGTGACGATGACGTAGAGGTTCGTGCTGACCTCGTAGTCGCCGTCTCCGGTGTTGATTTTGAGCTTGAGTTGCATCGTCGGCCTCCGTCGGGATCTGTTACCTGGAGGGTACTAGATCACGGGGCCGTGATGTCGCGAGCGCTTGATCCGCCCTTAAAGACGGCCTCGACGACCGACAGTTCACCGACTGCCGAGTTGATCGGGGTGATCTTCTCTAGGAAGCAGTTCGTGATCGTGTACTCGGGGTTTGATGCGGACTCGGTGGTTCCCGACGGTGAGATGACGAGCGTCGCAGCAGTTCCCCAAGCGGAGTAGAGGATGGCCTCGATCTCGCCTGCGCCGTAGCTGTTAAACAGCGTCAAGGTGACTTCGTTGTTCTCCAGACCGGCGGTGAAAACGCGGGCAGTTCCGCCGAACGCGGTCGTTTCGAGAGCCTCCTTGGTGAGGCTGATTTCGCACTTGGAGCAGTTGTCCGTGAGGTCGGTGGTGGTTGCGCCGACGGTCAGGTTGATCGTCGCGTTCCCGAGGAAGGTGGTGGTTGCCATGTTTGTTTCTTTCTGTTCAGGAGCGGCGGGCGCTCATTCTCACTGTGAGGTCGTAGGACGGGATCTCCTGAGCTCCGACGACCGTGAGAGACGGTCGCCCCGACATCACGACGATCGGACTGTTGTAGATCGTGTCCATTGTCGTCAGGAGGTAGTCGGTTGCGTCCTGGTTGCCGGGTGGCGCTGCCAGGATTCGGATCGTGAATGTGAGGTCGGCGACGCTGTTGACCTGTCCAGCATTGAACGCGTCGAAGGCCGGAGGTTCGATGTAGACGGTGAGCGGTCGAGCGTTCCGTGGGTCGGTGATGGGGACGAGGCCGAGCGCAGTAATCGCGTTTTTGAGCGCGGTTGTTGCGTCGACGAAAATGCCGGAGGCCATTTCATGCCACCTGGCTCCGCTTGATTCCGAGGAGCTGGTTGACGCGGCCCATCGTCAT